TATTTACTCATACCTATAATATATTTATTTGGATAAAGTGATTTAATCGAATCTGAAAAAGTCATACAAAATTCAAAATCCCATAATTTAGGCATAATTCCATTGTTTTTTATATAATAAGTTTTATTGAAAATTTTATAAATAAGATATCCTTCCTTTTTTATTGTATCATCAATTAATATATTACCATAATGGAAATCATTATGTAATAGTTTATATTTATGTTGAAATATGTAGATAGTATATAATAATTGGAAAATCATACTTAACCATATAGATGAACTTATATCTTTATCTTTTTTAGTTTGTCTATATACCCATTCTTCTAATGATAAACCTTCTACAAATTCTGAAACAAGCATATTACTATAAGATTTAATTTTTTTATTATTGTAAAAATTTTCAAGATTCATATCAATTAAAGCATTAGATTTATTTACAACTTTATTCGAACCAAAATAAAATACAATATGTGGTGATATATTTTTATTTATAATATTGTCGGTTAATTCTTTTAGAATAATGTTTTCTATGAAACAGGGATGTTCGTGAGTTGTATATTTTGTTTCAATTGGTATAATTTTTATTGATATATTTTTTATTTGATTATTTCCTTTTAAACGTAATTTATAGGGGAATCCTTTTATTTCATCTTCATCATCCTTTTCTTTTTTTTTTAATGGTGCTGCTTTAATATGTCCAAAATATTTTTTATTTTCGTTTAATTCTATTGTTTTATTTTTTAATTCTTGACGAATTTTATTAAATTCTTCTAGTTTTTGTTTATATGATAACATTATTAAAATTTATATTATTTTAATTTAGAAAAATAAACACATTAAATTTAAAAAAAGTTTAAAATTAATTTTNNNNAAATATAAATTTATTATAAAATGAGTCAATTAATAAATATAAAGTTGTTTAATAATTTAATAGACCAATTTTTAGATTTCTTGGAATCAGAGTTTAAAGATTTTAAATCCGATATAATACTTGCAAAAAATACTATATCTATACTAAGAACAAGTAATCCAAGAATTTTTATTAATATGTTTATGTCATCTATTGAACGTTATAAAAAATATATAATTGATTGCGATGAAGATTTTTTCTTGAAATTTGAAGAAAATTTAGATATTGACCAAGAAAATATTTTAATTGGTTGTAAAATACGTGAAATCTGGAAATCATCAGATACAACCGATTTACAAAAAGCTAAAATATGGAATTTTTTAAATAAACTCATTAAAATTGGTGAAAAAGTTTAATTTTGATTTTTAAAATATTTTATTTTTTTAAGAATGAATTTATATTTTTCCTTTTTAAAAACAATAACAAAATTAATTAATGAACTAGACCTTTCAATTGATAAAAATTCAATTACAAATTATAAACATTTTAAACAATGTATATCAAATACTGAAGAATATATAAAATCTATAATAACAAATGAAGAGTTATCTTTACAAGAAATAGAAAAATATTATCAAACTATAAAATTATATATTTCAGATATTGATAATATTGTATTGAAAAAAACAAATAATGTAAAAATCAATAAAACAGAACTTGATTTTTTAAATGAAATTAATTTATTTAATACTTTTGATTTTAAAATTTTAAATGAATTAAATAAAAATACTAAAATTGTTATAGTTCAATATTTAAAATCTACAACAGATATAGTATTAGCTATAAAAAATATAAAACCATTGAAAATTATAGAAAATACAATACAAGAATCATCGAAAACACATTTAGTAAAATCCAAAAGACATAAAAAGAATAATAATAATTTGAATAATGTTATAAATAATTTAAGTGGTATGGTAGAAACATTAATGAAAGATGAAAAAATTCAAGAATTAGTTGAAGATGTTAAAAACGATTTAGAAAATTCAAATCAAGACCCAATGCAAATATTACAATCCTTGTTAAATGGAAAAAATAATGACTTTATTAATAATACTATGCAAAAAGTAAAAACTAAAATGGATAATGGAGATATAAAATTAAATCTTGATTTAGATAAACATTTTGAAGATATATCTGATGCTGATTTTTCAAAACTATTCTATAAAGAATAAAAAAAAATGATTTTAAATTTTCTTTATTCTTATTTAAACATAATTATTTATAATTAAAAATGGATGATGAAGAAGACAATCCTAATTTTACCGTGGTTAAATCCACTTTAAATCGTTTTTGTAATAATCATTTTATTAAATCCACTTTACAAGATTATTGTTTTCAAACCAACATCCTTTTAAATGAAACTTACTTGTTTGTTAATCTTCATATTAATCGTATGTTAGAACACAGTCTCCAATCAAATTATAAAAAGTTAGATGAAACGTTTTTTAACAATGTTTTTATGGGTCTTAAATCCAATGTCAAAGATGAAACTAAACGGTTTAAACACACAGAATTAAACCATACATATAATTTATACAAAGAATCATTACCAACAAATTTTCAACACGCCGATACAAACAAGAAATCACAATTATTACAAGAAATGGCTTTACAATTATCTACAATTACAGAAAATCATTTTAAACTTAATTTTTATAAGCGGTTTTATAATTATTTGAAACTTCAACATCCAGAAATAGATTCAAAAACAATTTATAACATTGTTAATCATATATTGATGAAAAAAACAAAATATGACGAGTCTAAAGATTCTGAAATCAAAGAACATCATTTAGTTATTCAATATAGAACCAAGTTTTTAAACAAAACAATTGATGAGTTATTAAAATTAGATGTATGGATTGTGTTAAAACAATTAAGAGAAATCTTGATATTTAATGAAACCACTTTATTAAAAGAACAAGAGATGAAAAAAGAATATAAATTAAGAACACGAAATGCACGATTGTTTTCAATGTTGCCAATAAAACAATTAAGTAATTTATCTTATATGACTATAACAAGACAACCACTTTACTACTTGTTATCAACAAGTTTAGGAGAGGAATTTAAAACGATTGAAAATGAAAATGGAAAAAACTTAACAAATGTAAATTATTTTACAGAAACAACTTATAAACAAGTTTGTAATGAGTTTTTTAATATAAAGTATTATGAAACCACAAAAAGGGAATTTCATTATTTTACAACAGATGGAAAAACAGTATCAATAGTGTTAAAACGGAGGGACTATACACCACCACGAAGAAAAACAAAACAAGAACAAGAAGATTCCAAAAACGAAGCCAAAGAAAAAAAGAAAACAATTAAAAAAGAAAAGATGAAACCAGTTAAAAAAGAAACAAAATTAAATAAGAAAAACTTAGAATTGATAGGTATAGATCCAGGGTTAAGAATGGTGTTTGTAGGGTGTAAAAACACAATAGATACAACAACAAACAAGAATCATATTATAAAATTATCATCAAAACAGTATTATAATGATATAAAATCAATGCGAATGACAACAAAATTAAACAGGTTAATAGAAAGAAACAATTTAAGCAATTTGTTTTCATCAACAACACCATCAAGAAGAACGTCAAAAATAGAACAATTGAGTTTATGTATAAGAACGATAACAGAGAAACTACATAAACTGATTAGAACATTAATGGAGTCAAAAGTGAGAGAATGGAAATTTGACAAATATAGGTATCAACAAAAAAAGATTATTGAAATATGTAAAATGGTGAGTGGAAAAAAGATACCAAAAGAAGAAAGAAATGTGATTGTAGGATGGGGCAATTGGTCGAATCCAAACAATTCAATTATACTAGGACACAAGCGAGGCTCCGTAAAACGGATTGTAAAGGAATTAAGAAGATGGTGTAGAGTAGAAACAATAGATGAATATAACACTTCGAAAAAATGTAGTAAATGTTATAATGATACAGAAAAGATGAAATATCCAGAAATGGGAACTGTTAATGATGTTCTTCGTTGTAAAAACGAGATGTGTAGAACATATTTTGACAGGGACATTAATGGGGCAAAAAATATGTTAAAGAAATTAAAAATAAAGTTAGGATTAGAAGAGGAAGTAGTGGAATTAACGAGAACTATTGAAGTGTAGAGGGAAAACACTTTAAACCGTGGATATGGGAGATGGAGTAAAGACAAGCGAGTTTTGAAACATCAGACCCATATTAATGATATTCAAAATGTTGTATTTTCAGAAATGGAAAAAATGAATAAAAAATAAATTAATTTTAATTTAAATCATTGTTTAATTAAAATTAAGATGGAGAAACTTTATCGTAAAAAAGCAAATACAAATATAAAGGAATTATCTTTTCAAATAATTGAATGGTATGCACACGATGAAATTGAAGAAACAAGTGAAAATGAGGATTGTTTAAAATGTCAGTATGACGGAACGTGCGAATGTGAAGAATCTAATTACATTATTAGATGTTTTGGTAGCACAGATGAAGGTAAAACAGTATCGTGCAAAATAACAGGTTTTAAACCATTTTTTTATATAAAAGTTTATAAAAATTTTGATGAAATAAAAAAAAATGCTTTTTTATCATATATTGAAAATCATTATTTATTAAGAAAAATAAAAACTCCTTTGTGTAGAAAATTATGTAAAATAGTTGAAAAAAAAGATATATATGGTTTTAATAATGGACGTTTATTTAAATATGTTAAAATAGTATTTAACAATTTAAAATCATTCCAAAAATCAAAATATATTTTTAAGAAACCTGTAAAAATTCCATCAATACATAAAGATTCAATAAAATATAAATTATATGAAAGTAATTTTGAACCATTTTTACGATTTTGTCATATGAATAATATTAAAACTTGTGGATGGGTTTCGACTAATGGAATTAAACACATTAAAGAATCTAAAACAGAATATGATATACAAATAGAACATACGCAGATAAAACCTATAAATAAACAGGAAACAGCTAATTTTTTACAAGCATCTTGGGATATTGAAGTATATTCTTATGATTATTCTTTTCCAGACCCTAAATTTAGAATAATACAAAAAAACAAGGAAATATATCCAAATGAAATATTTCAAATTGCAACAACATTTAAATATGTAAAATCAAATGAAATAATAAAACACATATTTACACTGAAAAAATCAAATCCAGTTGATGGTATTATAATAGAAGAATGTGATGATGAATTAGATTTAATTAAAAGATGGGTAAAATTAATTGAAAAAACAGACCCTGATATTCTATACACATATAACGGTGATTGTTTTGATGCAAGTTATTTATATAAACGTTCAGAAATATATGGTATTGAAAATAAAATATTATTACAATTTAGTCGATTATATTCAGTTTCTAGTGTAATGAAAGTTGAAACATTTAGTTCAAGTGCATATGGTGATAGTGATTTTCATAGATTGTATATTGTTGGAAGATTAAATTATGATTTATTAATTCATTATAAACGTGGAATGAAAAAATATCCAAGTTATAAATTAGAATATATTGCAAACGAAATTTTAAAAGAAGGAAAACACGATGTAAGTGCCAAAGATATTTTTAATTTATATAAACGTGGGACACGTGATGATATAGAAAAAATATTAAAATATTGTGTTCAAGATACTGTTTTATTACAAAAATTAGTTGATAAACAACTTGTTTTAACAAATATTATTCAATTGGCAAATGTAACCTATGTGCCAATATCTTATTTAACAACACGTGGTCAAACTATCAAAGTCTATTCGCAAATTTTACGTAAAGCTCGTCAAATGAATTTTTTAGTCCCACATACAAATTTTAACGAAGATAATTATCCTTTACAAATTAAATTATATGAAAAGAATCATTTTGATAAATTTGAAATTGGTGATTTAACAAGTATTGATTTATGGATTCAAAAAGATAAAATAAATAAAAAAATAGTTGTATCTGGCAAAGTTTCAAGTATGGATTCTGATAAACTTGTAATTAATTTAGATTCTGATACAGAAATTACAAAGGATTATTATAATTTAGTTGTAAAATTAATTAATAAGAATTATGAATGTAGATTTAAAAAATTATCTGTAATAGATGATGATATTCAAGAATCTTTTACAGGAGCTTCTGTTTTGGAACCAAAATGTGGATTTTATAATACTGATAATATTGCCATTTTAGATTTTGCTTCTCTTTATCCCACTATTATGATTTCACGAAATTTATGTTATAGTAGTTTTGTGTTTGATGATAAATATAGAAATATCGATGGTGTAATTTATGAAAGAATTGCTTGGAAAGATTCAGTTGAATTCAAATTAAATCATACGTGCGATGGTATTGGTAAATCTGGTAAATCTGCCGGTAAAGTTTGTGGAAAACAAGCATTCTTTGAAGTTGAAATGAAATATTACTGTCGTATCCACGACCCATTAAAAAAACAAAGGTCAAAAGATGAAAAATTCGAAAAAAAACAAATGGAATATGATTATACTATTGTTCAACCTTCTGTATGCCCTGAAACTGGTGAATTAATTAATGAAGGTGTTTTACCAGCATTACTAAAAGAATTATATAATGAACGTAAATTAGTTAAAAAACAAATGTTTATTGCTGAAAAAGAAGGAAATACTTTATTAGCTGAAATTTTAGATTCTACTCAGCTTGCGATAAAGGTTTCATTAAATTCTTGTTTTGGATTTCTTGGTCGAGCACAAGGAAGTCTTATATTAAAAGAATTGGGTAGTATTGTTACTGCTGTTGGACGACAGTTAATTAATCAAACACAAGAATATGTTGAAGGAGAATTTTGTGAATATTTAAAAGAATCACGTTTAGTTGAACATCAAGTAAAAAATGTTGATATTTCATCATTGTCTTATAAAGATAAACTTCGTTTTCTAAAACAATTTAAAGAAAAATGAAAAAAAAAATTTAAAGATAAAAATAAAAAAATTTGAAAATGATTGAATTAAAATGTATTAGTTGTGATAATACAACAAATTTATCATCATTTAATGATACAGAAGTGGTTTGTAATCTATGCGGGGTTGTGGTTATAGCATATAATATATCGAATGAATTATCATATGATGAAAAATCTCATTATAATATAGAGTATGAATCACAAGATGAAAAATTATCACTTGATATTAAACAAATTTGTAAAAATTTACAAATTAATAATGATTATTTAAATGATATAATAAATTTTACACAACACATCTTTAAAAATGTTAAAAAATATGATGGAACAAAACGTGGTAATGTTAAAACTGGATTAATTTTAGTTTGTATTTCGTATATTATGAAATATTTAAATAATTCAATTACTGTATATGAATTATCAAAACTTTTACAAATTGATAATAAATATATAAACAAGGCTGAAAAAATAATATTATGTTTAATTCAAAGAAACAAAATTGATATAGATAAATCGTTATTACTTTATTCACAAAAACCGTTTTATTATATTAATTCTGTTATTAAAAAACATAATATTATTCTTGATAAAAATTTACTAAATGATATTAATAATTTATTACAAGATATAAAACAAAATAATAAATTAATGGAACATAATGCACGTTCAATTGCATCAGCTACATTTTATTATGTATTAAAAAAACATAATATAGAAATTGATATTCGATTCATTTCTTATATTTTTGATATTTCAAATGTTACTGTTATAAAATCATTTAATAATCTTGTTAATCAAATCTAACTATATATTTTTTATTTGATTTTGTAATACTTCTATTAACTGGTTCTATAGTTTTTTTTCTATTCTTACCTACTTGTTTTTGTTTTAATGAATTTTTCATATCTTGTTCTATTGTTGCCATATTATTTTTAACATAATCTAAAATATCATTTTCGAAACACCATCTAAAGAAACATAGTTGTCCGCAACTTGTTTCTATATATTTATCATCCTTGTAATAAAATTCAATCTTGTTTTTTCTACAAAATGGGTCAAATTGTGATTTACTATATGATTTTAATTGTAATTTATAATTTTGATATATATCAATTTCTTTTTCCCCTTTTTGTGTTATTGTCTTGTATTTTTTTGAATAATTTGTTATAAACCAATCCAATATCCTTAATGATATTACACTTTTTTGTTCAATTATTGGTAAAATTTCCTTTATATATTCTTCTTGTTTGTAAAATTCTGATAATGACTTCATTAATAAACTTATTTTTGTATCAATTCTGTTTAATGACATCCTTGTTATTTATTATTTTTTTATTTTAAATTTTATTTTAAACGAGATAAAAAAAAATGATTTTTTATTTTTTCCCTTTTATTTTAACAATAATCTTATTTAAAGATATTACTGTTTATTCATAATACAAAATGTCAATCCTTACCGCTGATACATTCAATGTTAAAAACATTACTTTCTCTGATGTCAAAACTGACATTCACGGACGTAAAATGGTGTTTTTAAATCATAAAGGAGGAAAAGTTCAACTTCAAACTCCTAAAATGTATTCGCCTTTTGGTATTAAAAAATGGAGGAAACCAGATGATACTACAAACAAGGATGATAAATTTGAAATGGAAGTATCTTTTAAGGGTCTTAATTCAGATGATAAAAATGGTCAAAAACTTTACAAATTACACCAATCTTTACTTGATTTAGATGAACTTATTAAAGAAAAATGCATTGAAAATTGTAAATCTTGGATTGGTGTTAATAAAATTGATAAATCGACTTTGGAAGAAATGATGTATAAACCAAATGTTCGTGTTTCTAAAGATAAAGATGGAAATGTTTTAGAATATCCAGACCGTTTCCGTATCAAAATTGACCGTGATATTGACCAAAATGGTAATGCTTCTGGTAAATTATTAAGTTGCAAAAAAAATAAAACTTCTATTATTGTTGTTGATAATGAAAACAATCAAACTTTACTTACAGAAGAAAATGCTGAAAAACTTATTAGTCGCAATTCACAAGTAATTACTATTGTTCAATTGGTTTATCTTAGTTTATCTAAAACTGCAATTTCTACTAAATGGAAATTAATTCAAGCCAAGGTTTATCCTGATGCAAAACCTATTACCAGTGTAGTTATTTGTGATGAAGATGATGAAGAACCTGAATCTGATAATGTTGAAAAACAATTAATGGATGATTTAGACAATCTTGAATTAACTGATGATTCTAATGTTAATATCGAACAACAAAATGAAAATCAAGTTCAAGAAGAACCTGAACAAGTAGATGATGACAATGAAGAAATTGTTCTTGAAGAAAAACCAAAGGCACGTGGTCGTAAAAAAGCACAATAAAAAAATGAATATAAAAAAATAATTTATTATTATTTAACAGACAAAAATGACTGTTGAATACAAATATGTTGGAACAACTATTGTTCATGATGCAAATATTCATATTACATTATCTGAAAAACCCTTTCAGATATTTTCAGAATACAAGTCTGGTTATTTAATTTTACATTTTGTTTATAATAATAATCATAAAGAAATTGAAAAAATTGATATTGACAATCGTTTAAGTGATATTGATTTAACTGAAATTAAAATTGATTTTAAAAAAGTTAAAAATTCTAGTTTTTTAAACAATCACAAATTATTTTATGCAAGTTGGTGTAATAAATTAAAATATACAGAACAAGATATTCTTAACAAAATAAGTTATATTACAGATATTGATGATATTAATAAAGTTTTAAATGAACAGTTTTGTCTTTTATATTTTGTAAAGTTAAATTATACTTCAAATTTGATTTATGCTTATATTTACGAAAAAACTCCTTGGGAAATTGATACTCGTGGTTGTGTTTATAGTCATAATTATAATGATTTAATGTATAAAATTTTAAAACAATTATAAAAAAATAATTAACAATATATGTTAATTATTTTTTATTATTTTTATTTTTAATATATTTTGGTTTTGTTCTACCATATTTCATTTTTCTTACAAAGTGTCGTGTATATATATTACATTTTCCATTACACGTTTTTAAACATTGTAATAATGGTAAGTTTGTCATATAGCATACGTATTCCAAGAGTTTCATTTGAAATATTTATTTACAATTATTGCAACAATTTTATACCAAATACTGAACGGGTCTTCTCTTACTACAAGCATTTAATATTATATCAATAATTTATTTTTTCATTTTTTTATTCGCAGTCTATGAATTGTGTTTTAACTTCACTGTATAATGCTTTGTATTCTGGTAATTCGTATCTATAATGTATGTGTTTAGGAATTTTTTTATTGTTTCTTACAAAATATTCAGTTGGACAACTTAACATTACAATCGCTTCACCTTCATTATTTGATTTTACAACATCATAATTTGTATAATCTCCATATGCTTTATATGGGTCTGTATGTATTATATTTGATTTATTTGCACTCCACGCTATTACATTTGTATTTTTTGGTAAATCTTTTATTTTTATTGGTATATTGTTTTCTGTGTTTTTATTATTTCCGATAGGCACAACACATTTTTCTAAAAATGGAAGATAATAATTTCTGTCTATTAAATTAACAATTATAAAAATACTTGTTATTATCTTTATTGATATATGTATATTCGAATTTATTAAAAATCCTACAGCGCATACTATTACTATTATTCTTGATATTAATTGAACATATATATTCATATTAATTATTGATATTTTATTTAAACAAAAATAAAAGTAATATTAATAAAAAATGTCATATATAGCATTTGATACAGAGACAACAGGATTGTCTGATAATTGTAATTTATTATCAGTCTGTTTTATGATTCTTGATGAAAATTTTAAGGAAATTGATTTTTTAAATATTTCATTAAAACAATTGAATGGTTATTTTATTTATCCAGAAGCACTTGAATTAAATAAAATAGATATTGTGTATCATCATAATAATTCTACAGATTTACATACATCTAAAATCAATCTATTACACTTTTTAAAAAAATATCAAACTAAATGTAAATATACTCCGATTGGTCATAATGTTAATTTTGATATTAAATTTATAAAACAAAGTGGTTTATTATCATATGATGAATATCATTCGTTTATGCATCATAATATAATAGATACATTAATAATATCGAATTTTTTTAAAACAATCGGTAAAATAAATTGTGAAAGTTTATCTTTGATCAATTTGTGTAAATATTTTAACTTGAAAGAAAATAATATTTTACAACATACATCAGAATATGATATTAGAATGACTTTAAAGTTATTACATTGTTTAATTAAATTATGAATATTTATTTATTTTATAAAAAGAATTTAAACACATCTTTTTATAAATATTGTGAAGCAGTTTTACAAAAAATAATTTTCTTGATATTCTTTTAAAAAAGAATTTAAACACATCTTT